GGTGTATATGTTGAAGCAGTCAGTGGTGATTTAGTTCTTAGGGCACCAAGTGGAAGAGTCCGAATAGAAGGAGTTAACATCGATTTGATTGCTTCTGGTGCTGACGGTAAAAATGGTGTTATCACTATTGATGCCAATGAAAAAGTTCTTGTCAGAGCACAAACTGTTGATATTTCATCCAAAGTATCGACTAAACTATTTTCCGAGAAGACAGTTGAACTTATCGGAAATGCAATCTTAAATATGTATGGCGGCTTTATTGATTGTGCAGATGGTGCAACAGCAATTAAGGGCTCAATTCTTCCGTCACAAAATGAAATACAAAATCTACCAATAGATTAATGACTTTAAATATCCCACATCCACAGAAGAAAGGAAAAAGACTTGAATACTCTTCTTTACACGGTCCTGAACATGGTGTATACTATAGAGGTAGATTGAGAGGTCACGATAGAATTGAACTGCCTGAGGTCTGGAGAGACCTTGTAGAAGAACTTTCTATTACAGTATCAATTACACCAATTGGTATGGAACAAAGTATTATTGTGAAAGGTATTCAGAATAATGAGGTCATACTAGGTTCAAACCCAGGTATTCCTATTGATTGTTATTATCATGTATATGGTGAACGAAAGGATGTGCCAAGACTTAAAACGGAGGGGAAGGTTAAATCATGAAGGTACCTGACTTAAATGTAGGTAAAAGATTATTTGTTGGACTAGGAAATCCAGAGTGTCTGGGTAGAGGACCAGCAGAAATTCGTGGATCTGGTTTTATACAAGGTCCTACCATTACAGGGACTCCAACTTTCCCTAATGTATGGGCTTCATCGATGATTGGCCCTCTTATCAATCCAGAGTCAACACCTCCTCTAATTCCTGGTGGATTCTGTTATGGACCTCCGTCAAATCCATTCTCTTTGGCTGTTGTTGGTTCGACAGCTTTGATGGGTATGGTCAATACCAACGCTTCAGTTGTTGTTGGTCAACATGTGGCAGCACAAGGTGAAATAATTTCTAATTGTGGAGTTCATATTCTATCTCTTAAGAAGAACTTTGACATTGTTCACCCTTCAAAAGAAGGTTGGAGGTTGAGACATACTTGTCCAGAGGGACCTACCAATGATGTATACTTTAGAGGAACACTAAAGGATAAAGATTATATTGACCTTCCTACATACTGGAAGGATTTTGTTCATAGAGAATCTATCACGGTCAGTTTGACACCAATAGGTGATCATCAAGACATCATTGTGAAGAAAATTGACGATAATAAAATCTACCTTCACTCAAAATCAGAAACTCCAATTCACTGTTTCTATCATGCTTATGCAGAGAGAAAGGATGGTGAAAGTTTAATTCCTGAGTATCCAGGTGAGACACCCGCAGATTATCCAGGAAATAACGATCAATACTCAATTGTAGGATACCATTACGACATTAAATCATGACAGACTCATTATTTGGCCCATTTAAACCAGGTTCACCCGGAAAACAAGATTGTTCAGATGGTCAAGCCACAGGGTTACCATCAAGTAATTTTTCGTATATTCAAAAGGCATTTAATAATTATGCCGAGACTCCCACTCCAAACCCATATTCAAAACCTCAGTGTCCACCCTACTACCATTCCACTGCACAGATTGATCAACTTCGAGTTAATAGTACTCTGACTGGTGCTACTGCAACTTTCTCTGGTACAGTTACTGCTCCTACATTTTCGGGGAACATTAATGTTCAATCTTGGAAAGGGTTTGACATTAAACATCCTAATAAAGAGGGTCATCGACTGAGACACATCTGTATGGAGGGTCCAGAGGCTGGTGTTTATATTAGAGGAAAGTGTACAGGCACTACGATTACATGTCCTACATATTGGCAAGGATTAGTTGATCCCGAATCAATCAGTATCAATCTCACTCCAATTGGTTGTTATCAAGAGTTATTTGTTGAGTCAATCGAATGGGGTAAGAGAATACAGATTAGAAACAATCTGGGTGGTCCTATTGAGTGTTTCTATACGATTACTGCACAAAGAATTGATGGAGAACCATTGATTGTTGAGTATGAGGGAGAGACACCTGCCAAGTACCCAGGAAGTTCTGATCAGTTCTCTATCTCTGGGTATGACTATGATGTCAGAGGCCAGAAGGAGAACTAGCACACATCCACTTGACTGAGGTACCCAGAACCGTTATACTAGTAGAGTAGACAGGAGTTCAATGACCTACAAACCACAAGAAGAAGACCAAGACTTTCTGACCCGTGTTGTGGTTGACACAAGTCTTCGTAAGTTTTATCTTTACTCTAGTGAAGGTAACAGTAAGTCTGTTGATTGTGAAAATGTAGAACAGTTTATGAACGTTCTTGAGTTGGTACGTGCATTGATTAAAGAAGATGACATTGTTTATGCAGAACCTTTGGTTGCTTCTGCAGAATGAACAATCTAGACCTTTACGAAGAAATTCTAAACTGTTACGAATATGAGACCAGAAACCCGTCAGTCTATGGAAATGTTGTTCTCTGCCAAATGGAATCTTCCAAAGGCAGCAAAGAACGCCAACTTAACAGAAAAAGAAATGAAGATCACCTTCAATGAGTATTGTGTTTTTCATCCACCAACTTGGAAGGGAGAATGAGTCAATTATTTGTGGTTGATATTGGTAAGGGTAGATGTGTTACTCATGACGGACACGTTCAGATGGGTATCTTCAATCATTCTGTAGAGAAACATCTTGAACTATGTCCCGAACAAGAATGGCAAGTAACATATTGGATACCTGATCCATTAGGGTTGAGATACAAAAGAATTAACTTTCAACATACTATGAAGGCAAATGAAGGTTCTGCTAGAACTGATAACGCTGGTGATAGTCGTCCAAGAGACTTTCCTGACCAAGCAACAAATAGATTAGAGAGAACATTATAAAGATTCCTATATAAAATAAAGGGGTCGGATGAATATACAACTTTGGTACTCTGAACCTATGAGAGAATGGAGATGGTCCCTCGTATCTGATATAGATTCAAATGACCAACATTCTGGTGGACAGGAAGACTTACGAGATGCAATGAATGATGTGGCAAATACTGTAGAATATTTACTTGACACAGATATGAATCCGTAATATAATATAAGTTCCTTCCGTGTGAATTAGTGCCACTCTGTGGTAATCAACCATCCAGTATTCTGGGTGGTTTTTTTATGTAATAAATATCTAATAATAGATATGTCGTGCAAGAAAAATGCCTTTAAGCAGACTTGACAATTTCTTAAAGAACGTAAAAGGAAATATTTTGTATGTTGATCCAAGTAATTTGGATGCAACAGATGGTATTGAGAACCAAGGGAACTCCTTTGCTCGACCATTTAGAACTCTACAAAGAGCATTGATTGAAGCCTCTAGATTTTCTTATCAGAGAGGTCTTGATAACGATAGATTTGAGAAAACTTCAATCTATCTGTTCCCTGGTACACATTATATTGACAATAGACCTGGTTGGATTCCAACAGGGTCAGGTACTTATTTGTTGAGAAGTGGTGTTAATTCGAATGATTTCCAGTCATTCAGTAATACATCAAACTTTGATATTGCAGATGGTAACAATATTCTTTACAAACTGAATAGTATTCATGGTGGAATTATTATCCCCAGAGGTGTGTCCATTATTGGTCAGGACTTAAGAAAGACTGTTATCAGACCAATCTATGTTCCTAATCCAGAAAATAATTTAATCGAAAGATCCGCAATCTTCAGATTGACTGGTGGATGTTACATGTTCCAGTTTACCTTGAAGGATGCAGATACACAGAGACCCGCATATAAAGATTACAGTCCTTCTACATTTAAACCAACATTCTCTCACCATAAACTTACCTGTTTTGAATATGCAGATGGTAAGAACAATGTAAACATTAATGATGATTTCATTAACTATGTTACAGATCGTACTGATCTAGACATGTATTATGAAAAGATTGGCATTGCATATGGTTCTGCAAGTGGAAGAGAAATTGAACCTGATTATCCAAATGCAGGTGTAGATATTCAACCCAAGATTGATGAGTACCGTATTGTTGGACCAGTATCTGGTTCAGTCGGTATCAGTAGTATCAAGGCTGGTGATGGTGTAACATCCTCTGTAGATGTTAATGTTAGACTTTCTAGTGGTATTTTTGGTCTAAATGTTGATACTAATGTTATTATCAACAATGTAACCGATACAAGATATAATGGTACATACCTTGTCAACCAAGTGTTGGATACTGATGCAGATGGTGTTACAGAGTTTACATATGAACTTCCAGTACCTCCCGCCAATGCACTACCAAATCCTCTAGGTTCTTCTGTAGAACTTTCTTCTGATACTGTAACCAGTGCATCCCCATACATCTTCAATGTTTCTGAGAGATCTGTTTATGGCATGTGTGGCATGCACGCCGATGGCAGTAAGGCGGATGGATTCAAATCAATGGTTGTTGCACAATTCACTGGAATTGGGCTTCAAGTTGATGATAGAGCTTTTGTAAAGTATAATACTACGAGTGGTTCATTTGATGACTCCAATGTAATTGCTAATTTACATACAGATATTGATGCAGTATATAAACCCGAATATGCAAGTTACCATATCAAGGCATCGAACAATTCTTTGATTCAGTTGGTTTCTATTTTTGCTATTGGTTATGCAGAACAATTCCTAACAGAATCTGGTGGTGACTTTTCAGTTACCAACTCTAACTCAAACTTCGGTCAATCTGCACTTATCTCTAGAGGTTATAGAGATTTGGCATTTGCTCAAGATGATGTTGGATATATCACACAAATCATTCCACCACAATCACTGAAACCACAATTTACTACGATTGAATATCCTTCAATTGATATCACAAAAACTGTAGGTGTTGCAGATACAAGTAGAATGTATCTCTATAATTATACTAATCAGGATGTACTACCACCAAGTACAGTTAATGGTTATAGATTTGGTGCAAACAATAACGAGACATTGAATGTTGTTATTCCAGTAGGAGGACAGACTGAAGTCTTTAGGGCAAAGGTCGTCATGGACGACACTGTATATGCAACAAAGAAAATAACTGGAAGAAAACTTGCAAGAGTTGGTAGAAATGTTTCTACTGGCAATAGTATTACAAACTCTACTTTAATGTTCACTGAAGACCATCAGTTTAAACAGGGTGAGACTGTAAGAACCATTTCAAATGATGGAAGACTTCCTGATGGTCTTGAGAGTAATAGAGTTTATTTTGCTGTTGTTGATGGTTTACCCTCAAATCAAATACAATTGGCACAATCATTCAATGATTCTTTGACTGGTAATAAGGTTGGTATTAACAATCTTGGTGATACGATTATTGTAGAGAGTAGAGTTAGTGATAAAGATCCTGGTGATGTAGGACACCCTGTTCAATACGATGTTGATGAATCACAATGGTATGTGAATGTATCATCTGCATCAACAGAGAACAATTTGTTCTCTAAACTAAATGGTGGTGGACTTGGAAATATTACTTCTAGAACATATATCATTAGAAAGAAAGATTCTAGACAATCTGATGATAGAATTCATCAATTGAGATTTGTTATTCCTGCAAACACTGGAATATCTTCTGCAAGACAACCACTGGACGGGTTTATCCTTCAAGAATCGAGTGATGTTACTGGAGCAACTAATGCAGAAGTTGCATTGGAGTTTAATCCAGGTTCTGTGACAATGAGTAATGACTCCCAGATGAGAAACTTTAGTTTCATCTCGGGTGTTGATTATAGAGCAGGAATTACATACTATTCGACAGAACAACCACATAGACTTTCTATTGGTTCTACTGTTGTTATTAATAATGTAAGAAGTACTTTGTTCCCAACAGTTGGTGCAGGTAACTCTGGTTATAATGGTACATATGAAGTTACAGGAATTACAAGTGCAAAAACCTTCACGGTAAACTCTATTCCTCTTTCTGCAGGCACATTTATTAATGATACATCCCAGAGAACTACTGCTCTTCCAACTTTCTCTAGAAGAAACTTTGAAAAAGATTTCTATGTTTACGATGTACAAACTATTAATGAGTATATCAATGGAGAACAAGATGGTGTTTATCACCTGTCGATAATCAATTCTGCAAATGAACCAAAGGTTTCCCCATTCAACAATGATGGTTATGCTTTCTCACAACCAGTCACTAATTATTATCCACAGTTAGATAGAGATAACCCTGTAACTGAGGCCCCATCAGCTGCATGTTATGCACTTTCTAATAATATCGGTGAAGTTGTAATTAATGACCCCAAGAATAGTATCACTGGGGAAACATTGGAAGAAATGTTCCAACAAGTTGGTGTTGCAATTACTGGAATTATTTCAAATAATGTGGGAACTGCATATACAATCTTTACCCAATATGACCATGGATTGAATAGAATTACTGTTCCGACTATCAACAATCCTGGTGCAGGGTATGGTGATGGTACAAATGCAATTCAGTATTACTATAACGCAAAACTTCAAAACATCACAAGTGGATCAATTGGTGATTTTGGTACTGCATTAGTCACCATTGATGGTACATCTGCTGGTGAGATTATTGATGTTCAGATTATGGATGGTGGTTCAGCATTTGCTGCTGGTGATGACTTCCGAGTCGTTGGTATTGCAACAACAACTGGATTCAGTGCAGCCACTGGTAGTGTTAATAAAATTTATGATAATAGAGGAGACACTCTTACACTAACAGGTATTAATGATTATGATGGTAGAAGTTATAATCAATTCTATAGAATTTCCGCAATTTCAGGCACTAATCAGATTGAAGTAACTCCAGTCCTAGGTTCTCCTGGTATTACAACATTGGGTCTTGGTCCAGATAAAGTATTAGGTGGTGGTTTCTCTATTATTGGACCGTCGTTCGATAGTGAAAGTTTTGAGTACAACAAAGATGTCGGTATTGCGACCATAACGACAAAACTGAATAATAACTTTAGAGTTAATAATTCTGTGATTGTAAGTGGTGCAGGTCAAACATTCTACAATGGTTCGTTTGTTTGTATCGATAAAATTGGACTGACTACGGTAGTTCTCGATGTAGGTATCAATACAGTTACTCCAGCAATTAATGGTAATATTCAACTATTCCCATCTGGTTCTTCTGGAAACTTTGGTGACTTAATTGCAAGAAACGGAAGACTGTCTGGTAGAGAAAGTCAAATCTATGCAGGTATCTCGACCACACTTAATTCTGCAATTACTAGTAAAACAACTGACACCATCAATGTCAATAACATGACTGATTATAACTTCAGAATTGGTGATTTTGTTAGAGTTAATGATGAGTTGATGAGAATTAAAACTACTGTGAGTAGAGTAGGTGGAACTACACAACTTAAGGTGTTTAGAGGTGTATATGGTTCTATTGCAAATACTCATGTGGTAGGTTCAGTTATTACTCGGGTTAAGTTCTTCCCGGTTGAATTTAGAAGAAACTCAATCATCAGGGCATCTGGACATACCTTCGAATATATTGGTTACGGTCCTGGTAACTACTCGACTGCATTCCCCGATAAACAGACAAAGAGACTTACATTATCTCAACAGATTAATGCACAATCACAAACAATTGCCGGTGGTGTTGTCAACTACACTGGTATGAATGATAGAGGTGACTTCTTCATTGGTAACAAGAGAATTGCTTCTAATACTGGTAGAGAACAAGTATTTGATACTCCGGTTCAAACCTATACTGGTGAAGACCCTTATTCAAGTGGTATTTCTGATGATGTATCTGACTTCAATTATATTGAGGCTTCTATCGTTAAAATTGAAAGAAATATACTAGTTGATGGTGGTGACAAAGGTAATATTCTTTCTCAGTTCAATGGACCTGTAGAATTTACTAAAAAAGTTATCAGTACATCAGATGAAGGGTTTGAAACTAATAGTGTCTTTATTCAAGGTAATGCCCAAGTTTCAAGAAAGTTGACTGTAGGTATATCCATACCAACAGAGGCTGGTACTCCTGGTGATATCGTCTTCAACGCAAATCCAGAGAACAGTGGAACAGTTGGTTGGGTCTACACAACAAACAATCAGTGGAGAACCTTCGGAGTTATCAGTTGATAAATAAAAATAATAATTCCTGATTAGCAAGATAAATGGCAGTAGATAAGGATTTTGTCATAAGAAATGGCATTCAAGTCAATGAAAATTTAATCTATGCTGATGCCGATAGTGACAAAATTGGTATTGGAACTACAACACCGGACAAGAAACTTGTAATTATTGGTGATACTGAAGTCAGTAAACAACTAGCTGTTGGTACTACTATTAGTGCACAAAGACTTGTAACTACTGGTGTATCTACATCTAATATTGGTCTTGATGTAGGTGTTGGTGGGACAGCATTTACGAGTTCTACTCTTACCAAAAAAATTGGTATAAATTCTGCAATCCCTGCATATACTCTCGATGTTATCGGACCAGTTTCGATTGGTCAGACTGCAGAGTATGTTTATGGTGACCTGACAGTTACTGGTAATATCAAAGGAACATCTTTGTCAGGTCAAATTTCTGCTGGTGGAACAGTTGGGTTTACGAATGTAACTGTAGAAAAGAATTTAATTTCGAATGATGCTGAAATATTCACCAAGTTTACATTAGAAGAAGTTAATAGTGATACGTTTAGATTTTTAACTGCAGGTGACCCTCCTGGTATTGGTTTTACACAAAATACTGATGACCCGGAACTTTATTTGTTGCGAGGTAAAAAATACGAATTCCATGTAGATTCTGGTGGTTTCCCATTCTATATTAAGACTGCACCTACTGCAGACTTGAATAATATCTACAATAATGGTGTAGATGGTAATGGTACTCAGGTTGGTATTCTGACTATCAGAGTTCCATTCGATGCACCGAATAGACTTTTCTACCAAGCATCTAATGTTGCTGGTATGGGTGCAACAATATATCTACAGAATAATGGTAAACAGATTGATGTTGGTGTAGCAACAGTTAGACAAAGATTAGATAGTGATGGTTATGCAGATTTTGAGAACATCTATGTATCGGGTATCGGTACAATCAATAACATCAAGAGTAATAACTACAGTGTAAGTGCTGGTATTGTTACAGTAAGACAGGACCAAACAGCATTCATTGGTGTTTCTACTGGTGCGGATAGAGTTAGTGTTCAGACTACAAGTAGTAGTGCTACACATCAGGTTTCTTTTGTAAACAATGTAGGTCTGGGTTCAAACTACCCACTTCACTTAATTGACTCCGATGTTAATCAACTAACCTATGTTCCTTCTACAAATGTACTATCTTGTACTAGATTTGTAGGTAATGTATCTGGTATTGCTACTGGTGCTGATAATATCAATGTAGATAAGATAAACACTAACACTGATTATCAGGTCATCTTCAGTGAGCAAGGTGCAACTGATTATAAGAGGATGTATATCGATACTGATAGTAGTCATCTAACATATAATCCATCTACAGAAACTCTTACTGTTGAAAATATCATTGGTAATCTCTTTGGTATTGCAACAAATGCAAACTTTATCAATGTAGATACCAATACACAGAACACCAACCATCAAGTATTATTCAGTGCTAATCAAGGTGGTGGATTCCAAAGACCTTATATTGATTCTCAAAGTAATGAACTGACATATAACCCATCAACAAATACATTCTCTGTTTCAAACCTTGTTGGTGATTTGGTTGGTGATGTAACTGGTAATCTAACCGGTATTGCATTGAATGCTGATTTTATCAATGTAGATGAAATCAATAGTAATACAAAATATCAATTACTATTCAGTACTAATCAGGCTGCTGGTTATCAGAGACCTTATATTGACAGTGATTCAAATCAACTTACATATAATCCATCTACTAGAACATTCAGTGTTCAAAATATTAGTGCAACCACTGTTGATGCTACTACTTTTACGGGTACTTCCAATCAGGCTAACTTTATTAATGTAGATGAAACGGGTTCTAATTTAGACTATCAAGTATTATTCAGTACCAATCAGGCTGCTGGTTATCAAAGACCTTATATTGATTCTGGTAGTGGACAATTTAAATATAATCCAAGTACTAATCGACTGACCGTAGGAAACTTTACCGGTAATGGTGCAGGTCTTACTAATCTTGCTGGTGATAAGATTACTACGGGTACGATTTCTCCTGCAAGACTACCTTCTGCAACAACTGCAATTCAAGGTGCGGTTATTGTCAATAACACTTACCCACCCACAGGTACTTCTACTGTTCAACCTCCAAGTGTTGATGCATTTAGAAGACTATACGATGCCGTAGGAAATCTTATTCCTCCTGGTTCAAAAATGTTGTTCTATCAGGCTTCTGCACCAGCTGGTTGGACAAAACTAACTGCTGATAATAACAAAACATTGCGTGTTGTTTCTGGTTCTGGTGGTGGTTCTGGTGGTACCAATTCCTTCACTAGTGCATTTGCTGTGAGAGGTGTTCCCCTCACGGCACATAATCATAATGGTTCAGTTAGTGACCAGAGTAATAATCATACTCATAGTGGAAGTACTGGAAATCAAAATGCTAACCATACTCATGGTGGAAGTACTGGAAATGCAAATTCCAATCATAACCACCCTATGAACTCTGGTAGTGCCAGTGGTCAGTTTGTAACTAACGTTGGTAAACAGAGAGCCGGCTATAAAAGTGGTGATCGAAATGCTGTTGATGATATTGGTGTTGGTAGAGGTAGTGTAAGTTACTCATCACAAAACACTAATTCAGCAGGGGCTGACCACTCTCACAGTTTTAATACCGGAAATAACAGTAGTAATCACAGCCATAGTTTTAATACGGATGGGATAAGTGCTAATCACAATCACAATGTCAATATCTCTGATGAGGGTTCTGCTAACGCAAGTATAGATTTCAGAGTCCAATATATTGATGTGATTGTTTGTAAAAAGGACTAAATATTCTTATTCACCCCCTATCATAGGGGGGTTAATGGGTGTTATTTGAGCAACATTGATTCCCTGTTGAAGGGCATGAGCATAAAGTTGTTGATTTTGATGATTTGCTTCTACTACTTCATTTCTGAAACTTTCTACAGCAGCTCCAGTTTGATTTGACTTTTGTGCAATCTCTACTGCCATCATAGGCATCCAAGACATGGCACATTTCCATTCATCAATTTCTTGACCGGTATTAGGATTTGTTCCTCTTACACATGTGTACCAGGCACACTTTTCTTCAACACACTTCTTTTGAATTAACGGACAAAATTCACCTTTTTTCATGATATATCATCATACCTGAAAAATATTTATATGTATCGGGTATAAATAAAAACAACGGATAAAACATTATAGATAATGTCTTTACTTAGGGCCGACAAGATAGCCAATAGGTTCAATAACAGTGGTCCTATTATTGTAGGTCCTTCTACTGTAAGTGGAAACTTCACTGTTACTGGAATACTTACTGCACTGGGTATCGGGGTAACAAACAATGTTCTAGTTGGTGGAGCATTAACTACAAAGTTTCTTAATGCAACCAATAGTGCATCATTATTCAATTCAACTCTTACTGGTATCACCACTGCCGGTATTATCACCAACGCAACTTATTTTGGTGATGGAGTAAATCTAACAGGTATTGTAACTGAAATTCAACCTGGTCCTGGTATCCAGATTTCACCACTATCTGGT